TATCTAGTTTCATTTTTAACCTCCTTTCATTTTTAATTTTTTATTTATTCTGGTTTAAATTTTCCTTTAAATTTAATACCCTCTTTTTGTTCTATTTCTTTAAAAAATTTCTTACATTTTTTTATATATTCTTTTGATAAATCTTTGTTATCATATAAAAAATAATTTAATAAATTATTATGCTTACTTCTTATTGTCATTTTTTTACTCCATTACAAATCCGCTTGTATCTTTTTTGGCTTTACCTTTAGCTTTTAATCCTACTACTACATTTTTTTTATCTAAATATCGCAAGTCATGCTCATCACCATTTATAACTTTATACCCACTAAAAGTTTTTGGTAAATCTTTACGAAATACCACCGCCACATTTCCGCCATTTTTTAGTACTTTTATTGCCTTGTTATAATTGTCTTCATTTAGACTATAAGTCAAGTGATAATTCGGAGGATATTCACCTCTTGCGAATTTCATTGCTCGTTTTTGTATCTTTGTATAGTCATAAAATTGTAGTGTTGGAAACTTCTCAAATATTTCAAAAATCTCCCATGAAATATCGGAGGTTGTATTTAATCTAACAGCTCCAATTTTATTGTTTTTCTTACACCACTTTACAAAATTTTCTAGTTCTCGTACTAGTTGTTTCATAAAATTGGGTCTATCTTGCATATAAAATCTAGCCCGATTAATTCTACCCATATCTTTTTGGGCTTGAAAAACTGGGTTTCCCGCAGTATGTAAACATGCTTTTTTACAACCTATACTTGCCATTGAGCACATATTATAACCGCTTAAATCACTCGGAGCAAGATTTAAATGTAATATTACAATATTTTCTAGCCCACTTATAGACTGATTTTTGTCAGTTTTTGGGTTGCCAGTTTTAAACATTAATCGGATAGGTTTTTTATATGGTAGATTTAACTTACCACTCATAATATAAACCACCTTTTTTTGTTTATGCTCTCAAACCATTTTTAGTTGGTATTACTGAAAGTCTTTTTTTTATTTACTCAATAAAAATACTCTAACATACTTTTAAAACTCTGTCAAGTCTTTTTATTATACTTTTCTTATAAAGTTTTTAAATCTAACTTCATCAAATCTATGATTATCAGATTTAAAAATATTTACTATTCCATTATAAATATCATTAAAATTTAATGTAAAATCTTTATTATCAAACTTTACATTTAAAGTTTTTAATAATGTAGCAAACTTAACATAATCTTTTCTAGTCATTTTATTTACTCCATTTACAATTATTATTATTATTAATACCATAGTATAGAATTGTGACTAAATTATGGCAACTATATTATTTATTTAATATAATTTCTTATGCTTTTAAACCATTGTCAGTTGGTATTATAAAAAGTCTTTTTTTTATTTACTCAATAAAAATACTCTAACATACTTTTAAAACTCTGTCAAGTCTTTTTTTATTATTTTTATCAATTAAAGAAATAATTCTATTTTCACTATTTTCTTTAATATAATGAAATTTACTATCGTTACCGCCTAATAATGCTACACCTAATCTATTTGATGTATATATACTAGAAGTTGCATATATAAAATATTCATTAATTAAAGTTTTAATAACTTTTTTCTTTAATAATCTTTTATTTTTTTCTAATCTCATAATATAATCATAATGACAGGTTTTTTTTATAAGTCAAGAAGTTTTTTAAATTATTTTAATTTTTATTTTTAGAGCATAAAAAAACCCGAAAACAAGTATTAGTTGAATTCGGGTTTTATAGACTTATTTTAATTTATAGCGTATAAGTTGTTTTTTCAATTAGATTATATTTTATATTTTTACGATTATTACTAATTTTATAAAATATAGCATAATTAAATTGATTAGCTTTTTTAGTTAGTTTATCAATAAAATCTCTACAAAAAGTCTCATTAGTAAAGTTTTTATTTTTTATCTTACTCAACTTTATTAATTTAATCATATATAAACCTCCATGAGTTATATTTATATTTTTAAATTATTTATATAAAATACTATAAATTTTTAATTGTCAATAGTTATTTTAAAATTTATTTTATAAATTATTATTTCTATTGATTTTATTAAAAAAATGAGTTTTTAAAAGTGAATGAAATATATTATAGATATATCTAATTTAAATATAATTTGTAAACCAGTATACATTAAATATTTTTTTATTTTTTTTGTAATATATCATACAATCTATAGTTGTTTAATAGTTTAAATCAATTCTAATTAGTTTTATTATTTTTTTTAATTTTAAAATAAGGCAATTAAGGCAATTGTGTCAACCATAGGGCAACTGCCATACCCCCTAGCCGCCATGTTAATATAATACTCATACAAAATTAATAGATTTAGGTGTTAACTAGTTCGGGGTGCGTTACAGGCATAAAAAAACCCCACCAATTTTGGCAGGGTTGAGTAATCTATTTCTTATAAAAAGTATTATAGGGGTGTTATAGCCCGGGGTATATCTATATATATTATACACCCCTCTGCGGATTTGTCAAGGATAAAAAAAAGCTTGACAGATGTTAACTAGAGGTGTATAATAGGATTTATGAGTTTTTTACAAACACAAAATCAAAATCAAAAAAGAGAATTAACCGATAAACAGCAGAAATTCCTAGATACTCTAGGTTCTGAATCTAAAGGTGACCTTAAACATGCACTAAAAGTCGCAGGTTACGAGGATACTAGTTATTATGCTGTTGTTAAAAGTCTCCGACAGGAGATTATTGATACAGCTAATACGATATTAGCCCATTCAGCTCCAAAGGCGGCAGCTAAATTGGTTGAGGTGTTGGAAAGTGATGCACCTATTCCTCAAGTCAATGCAAAATTACAAGCAGCACAAACATTACTAGATAGAGTTGGTGTTGCAAAACGAGAACACATAAGTGTTAGTCATAATCATCAAGGTGGAATCTTTATTCTTCCAGATAAAAAGGAAACTACTATAGATGCAGAGTATGCAGAGGTAAAAGATGACTAAAGTAATATTGTTATTAATGTTCTTAAGCAGTACAAGTAACCCACAATATTTTTATAAGAGTATGTACTTTCTTTCTATGGCAGAGTGTGAAAATAATAAGCAGAGTCAAATACTAAAGATGACCATGGAAGCCGAAATTGCAGGTTTTAAAGATGTTCATATAGATGCTAGATGTTTAGAAGTAGATGCTAAAAAGTTTGTCCCTAGTACTGGGATATAAAAAAAATTATGTTAAAAAAAAGAACAACCTCCACAATACCTTTTGGATATAAGGAGTCAGATGAAAAGGGTTTCTTAGAACCTATAGAATCAGAGTTAGATGCTTTAAAAGAAACTAAGCAACATATTCTAAATGGTTCTTTATCTCTTCGAGGTGCATCTGAACAACTTGAGCATAAGACTGGGCGAAAATTATCTTTCGTTGGTTTAAAAAAAATAGTGGATAAGGAAAGAACAAAGGGTATATTGGATAGAAGAGAATGATTCCTAATTTTATAGGGGAGTATCATGTACCGGAGAGTATATGTACAAAGCTCATAGATTTTTTTCATGGTGATGATGCCACTAGAAGTGAAGGTCAGATAGGTGGCGGTAGAGTTGATGCATCCATAAAAAGTTCAACGGATGTTGTTCTGATGAAAGATGAATGGAAGACTATTCCCGTTATCAAAGAATACATTAATGAACTGGAAAAATGTACCGGCAAGTACATAGAGGAATATCCTTTTTGTTTGCAACCGGGATACAGATTTCAACTAAGTGAACCAATAAGGATTCAACATTATAAACCAAGTGAAGCTTTTTATGATTATCATTGTGAACGCTCTAACTTATCCCATAGACATTTAACTTTTGTAACCTATTTAAATACAGTAAAGGATGAGGGGGAGACTGAATTTTATTATCAGAAAGTCAAAGTATCTCCCGTCATAGGCAAGACAGCCATATTTCCGGCAGAGTGGATGCATACTCACAGAGGAGTACCTTCATCAACGGAAGAAAAATATATTATTACGGGATGGTATGAGTTTATTACAAATACTCAAACTTTTTTTAAGAATAATAAATTAAAAGTATGGAGGAAGTAACTACTAAACGAAAAGCGGGTAGACCTAAAGGTTCTTCTGCACCAAGACATTTGTCAATGGAAACAAAGGCAAAACTTCAAGCAAGAAAAGAATTAAGAGATAAAGAAAAAGAATTAAAAAAATTAGAAAAGAAAGTTTCTAAAGCTAGAATTAACTTAGCAGATAAAAAGGGTGTACTTAAAAAAGTTGAGTTAGCAGTTGACCCAAAGGAACAACAATCAACTATTAAGAATACAGTTCTAACTGAATCAGAATTTGATAAAGCTCCAAAAAAAGTAAGAGACTTTATAAAAGAAAACAAAGAGTCCATAGTATTTAAACCTAATGATGGACCTCAAACAGATTTTTTAGCCTCGGGTGAACAAGATGTTCTATATGGCGGTGCAGCAGGCGGTGGTAAATCTTTTGCTATGCTTGTTGACCCTCTTAGATTCATGCATAAGAAAGAGCATAGAGCATTACTTTTAAGAAGAAGTATGCCAGAATTAAGAGAATTAATAGATAAATCAAGAGAATTATATGTCAAAGCTTTTCCGGGTGCTAGATTCAGAGAAGTAGAAAAGGTATGGAAATTTCCTTCGGGTGCTACATTAGAGTTTGGATACCTTGATAGAGACGCAGATGTCTATAGATATCAAGGACAATCATATAGTTGGATAGGTATTGATGAATTAACACAGTATCCAACAGAGTTTCCACTTCAATACTTGCAATCACGATTAAGAACAACTAATCCAGAAATAAAAACTTATATCAGGTGTACTGCAAATCCGGGTGGAGTTGGTGGACATTGGGTAAGAAAAAGATATCTTAACCCTGCTCCTCCTCACGAAGCATTCAAAGGTCCAGATGGATTAAGTAGAAAATTTATTCCAGCTAGACTTGAAGATAATCCTTATTTGTCACAAGATGGTAGATACCAAAAGATGTTGGAATCTTTACCACCAGTACAAAGAAAACAATTGCTTGAAGGTAATTGGGATGTTGCTGAAGGTGCGGCATTTGTAGAATTTAATTCAGAGATACATGTTATCCCTCCTTTTAAAATTCCTATTCATTGGGCAAAGTACAAGGGAGTTGATTATGGATATGCAGCAGAGTCATGTTGTGTTTGGGCTACAATAGACCCAGATGATGATACATTACTTATTTATCGAGAACTTTATAGAAAAGGTCTTACAGGTAAAGCTCTTGCTGAAATGTTAACTGAGTATGAAAAGGATGACCACAAAAGTATTCAAGGTGTATTAGATACTTCATCTTGGAATAAGACTGGCGTGGGAGGACCAACAGTTGGCGAAACATTGGTTCGAGCAGGACATAAGTTAAGACCTGCAGATAAAAATAGAATTCAAGGAAAGATACAAATACATGAATATCTTAAGCAACATAAAACAACAGGAAGACCAAAACTACAAATATTTTCTAACTGTGTAAATCTTATAAGAGAATTACAAAGTATTCCTGTTGACCCTAATAAGCCGGAAGATGTTGATACAAAAGCATCAGACCATGCATATGATGCACTTAGATATTTAATTATGTCAAGACCATCTAAACCTTCTGCTTATAGTCAGATGAAAGAGATTAAAAGATTTACTCCATCTGACCCTACATTTGGATATTAAGATGAACGACAAAAGAACATATGATAGTTACAAAGAACATAGAGATGATATATCATATGAAAATGAAGTGAGGATAAAAAATAATATGTTTTTAGCAAATAATAAAATGAAACAAAAAATAATTGAAGCTCTTATTGCTCATGCTGAAGGTAATATCAAAAAGCATGTAACTAATATAAATATATTCTTAGAAAATCCTGCAGGTGTTGGT